CCAAAAGACTGCTCGAAACATATTAAAGAAGCATTAGCCGAATACAAAGTCGAATCATGCTCTGGTGGCAAAAGCACACCAATCGCTAGCAAACAACCCGATTTTCCAAAATTAGAAAACGTTGGCGCAACACTATTTGATGTAGTGTTATGCTACCCAACAACTAGTGTACAAGTTAGAGAAGCTATTGCTGACAAATTAAAATTAGCGGCTTCACGCATTCGTGTACGTAATTCACTTGAAGAAGAAGAACTTGAACGCAATCACGAATATGACGAAAAGTCAGGTGAATCATTATTAAGTAAAGATTATGATTCTAAAACTGAAGGACAAGATCTTGTTGGCGAAAAGCACACAATGAGCTTGTTAAAAGAATTAGGCAAAACTAAAAAGACTCTTGAGCAGTATAAAGGTGTTAACGATGCGTTATTAGCAAAGTCTGAACACAAAGAATCTAGTTCTGCTGATCAAACAAAAATTAATACAAAGAGCCCAGTTGGCAGTAAGTCTGTAAAAAAGCCAACAGCTAAAACTGTTGGAGTATAATATGAATTTTCAAGACTTGTTAGAAAAAATGAAAGCACTAGACGAGGCACCTACCCCGGTGTCTACTGACGGTGCAGGCGCTGGTGATGAATGTGCAACTGCATCTACATCAGTTAAAGATGTTCCGTTAATGGGTGAAGAGGAAGTAGAAGAGTGCGGTGAAATGCCTGCTATGTCTCCACAAGCACCTAAGCAAGCTGACAATGTTAGCATGAATGTTAGCATGAACGGCCAAGGCGCAGGCGGCATCAAAGATTTAATTGATATTTTAAGAAATATCGAAAGTAAAGATAGCGTCAGCAAAGATGCAGACGATATGCTTGTAGGTATGGAAGAAGAAAGTATTGAAGCTGGATTTGGATCTACTGATACTAAACCAGAACCACATACTTCACCTGTATCGTCAGTGTTGAAGAAAGGACAAGACATACATTCTAATCAAGGCGATCACAGATTGCGTCAAACTGGTTTGCCACGTGCTCAAATGGAAGGACTTGTTTCTCATCTTAGTAACTTATATCAAGAAATCAAGGAGAGACAATAATGACGTCACCAGCAGAACAATATCGCGCTTTAGTTTCTAAACTAGAAGCAATCACAGAAGCACCAGTAGAAGCACCAGCAGTTGCTGATGCACAAGCGGCTAGCAATACAGCACCAGCAGATGCTACAGCGGCTCCAGCAGAAGCACCGGCAGCTCCAGCGGCAGCTCCTACTAATGAAATCCCAACATTAGGCGGAACATTCAAGCAAGCATACGCACAAGCCGCAAAACAAGGCTTAAAGCAATTTAAATGGTGTGGCACTTACGCTGTAAAAGCACCTGTAACACCACAACAACAAGGTGGTATGAAGAAACAACAACAGGGCATTTCAATTAATAGCCCAACCGGTAACGGACAATTTGTTGGCGGTATTGGTCTTCCAACAGATCAACCAGTTTATCAGCCAGGCGCATAATAATTTCGTCAGCAGTATCAAAAGGGCACTTCGGTGCCCTTTTTTTGTGTAAATAAAGTTATGGCAAAAAGTTTAGAAGGCGTCTTAGTTAAAAAGGCGCACACCAAAGAAAAGTTTACAGAACAGCAGGTCCAGGACTTGCTAATGTGCGCTGACCCCGTAGAAGGATATTTGCACTTTGTTAAAAACTTCTTTCATATCCAGCATCCAACTCGTGGTAAAGTAAAATTTGAACCTTACGACTACCAAATAAGATTGCTACACAGCTATCACGATTATCGTTTTAACATTAATATGATGCCACGTCAAAGTGGTAAAACAACTTGTGCGGCAGGTTACTTGTTATGGTATGCTATGTTCCACCCGGATCAAACTATTCTAGTTGCCGCACACAAATACACAGGTGCACAGGAAATTATGCAACGTATCCGCTATGGATACGAATTATGTCCTGACTATATTAGAGCAGGCGTTGTGAACTACAACAAAGGTTCGATGGAGTTTGAAAATGGTTCAAGAATTGTATCAGCAACTACTACCGGTAATACTGGTCGTGGTATGTCTATATCCTTACTATACTGTGACGAGTTTGCATTTGTGCAACCAAATATTGCAGAAGAGTTTTGGACATCAATATCACCGACACTAGCAACTGGTGGTAAGGCAATTATTACTTCTACGCCTAACAGCGATGAAGATACATTTGCTACTATCTGGAAAGAAAGTAAAGACACATTTGATGAGTTTGGTAACGAACGTACAGATGGATTAGGACGCAATGGTTTCCATGGATTTATTGCAGAATGGTTTGAACACCCGGATCGCGATGAGCAATGGAAGAAAAACGAAATGGGACGTATCGGCGAAGAACGTTTCCGTCGTGAATATGGTTGCGAGTTCTTGGTATTTGATGAAACACTGGTTAACTCATTAACGCTCGCAGAACTAACTGGCAGGGATCCTATCTTTAAGATGGGACAAGTACGTTGGTACAAGAAACCTGAGCCGGGAAAACTATATTTGGCCGCACTAGATCCTAGTTTAGGAACAGGCGGAGACTATGCTGGTATACAAGTTTTTGAACTGCCCAGCTTTATACAAGTTGCAGAATGGCAACACAACATAACTCCGGTACAAGGACAAGTTAAGATTTTTAGAGATGTGTTACGACATATTTCTGAAGAAATAGGTTCAGATTTTAGCAACAACATTTACTGGAGTGTTGAAAACAACACAGTGGGCGAAGCGGCTCTAGTTGTCATTGCTGACTTAGGAGAGGAAACTTTCCCAGGACTTTTTGTAAGTGAACCTGCACGTAAAGGACACGTTAAAAAATTCCGTAAGGGCTTTAATACTACCCACGGAACCAAGATTTCAGCTTGTGCTAGATTAAAATTCTTAATCGAAGAAAACAAGATGAAAATTAATAGTAAGACGCTTCTTAGCGAACTTAAGACGTATATTGCTTCGGGAATTACGTTTAAAGCCAAAGAAGGACAGCACGATGACTTAGTATCGGCGTTATTGCTAGTAATACGCATGAGCGTTATTTTAGCTGACTGGGACCCACAAGTATTTGAAACTTTAAGCGTAAGCGACACGTTTGAAGACGATTGGGAACCGCCATTGCCCATATTTGTTTCCTCTAACATCTGATAAATATAACATGAATGCAAATTTAGACAAAATTGCCCAAGATTTATACGGTAAGATCCGTACACGCTTTTCTAACATCCAAATGGGTGATGAAAATGCTGAAGTGTTGAGTAAAAAGACTGATATTCCTAAAGCTCGCTTCTTTGAATTTGAGTATGAAGAAGGTGGTGAAACTTTAGGAACTATTGCTATTACGCTCGACGAAGAAGATGGTATTGTAATACAAGTTAGCGGCGACTTGGTTAACGATAAAGACAATACTACCCATCATGGTGCTTATAAATTTATCCGCGGTTTTAGACAATTTGCAAAAGATAGACTGCTAAACTTCGATGTACAAAACATCGGTAAAAGCAATTTAGATAAACGAGATTATGAGTTTCAGGCGAAACGTAAGGAAGAAACAGCTATGCCAGCTATAATGGAAAACAAACTTTACGGTAACAACAGAATGAGTTACCAAGACTTGGGTGAAGCACGTTTAGTTATTAAACACAGCCAACCGGTCAACTTGGACCTACCAGCAGGACGTACAATGCACATTGAAAGCATTTATATTGAAAATGCACAAGGTGAACGTTTCCGTTATCCAGCAAAACATCTTAACGGTGCTCGTGCATTAGCTGAACACATTAAACATGGCGGTAACCCTTACGACAGTATCGGTAAACACATTTGCGGACTAAGTGAAGAATTAGCACACTTACGTAAATTTAAAGGTTACGTTAATCGCCAAGAACAATTAAGCGAAGCAATGGCCAACGTTACAACTCGTGTAATGGAACGCATTGAAGAAATCAAAAAGACTGTACAACAATTACAGCGTCCAGCATACTACGAAGAGTTCGCCGAATCATTCGAAGCACAAGAAGAACAAATGATTCCTGAAGAAGTACAAAATGATTTAATTGACAGATTAACAATTCGTACATTCAACGAAGAATTAAAATCAGTATTTCCATACATTGCCAAGTTTGTTAACGAAGACGAACTACCAGTAGTTGAAATCGACGCTGACAGTTTGTTAAATGATGCTTACAATCCAAATAGTGTTTCTGCTGAAAATCGTAGAATGCTAGACAAACATACGCATGATAAATTAAAAGCGGCCGCTGAAAAAGACGGTGCCAGCGAAGCAGATAAAAAGCGTTATCAAAATTATCTCGATAAGAAAGAAGCAATGAGATCTGCTTATAACGATCGTATGGAGCGTGAAAGTTTTGATCCTGCACAAGCATTTGAATCTTTCTTAGAAGATATTGTTCGCGAAGAAAAGAATCAAGTAATTGATCCTAACTCAGCAATCAGAGCACAAGGTGTTGAGAAGATGAATGAATTGTTATCACAAAACATTCAAGTTGGACAAAATGGTGATGCAGGTGTATTAGCAACTAAAGGACTAATTGACGAACCATCATTTGTTGAAGCAGTTCGTTCAGCACCAGCAGAAACAGATTTAAACGACATCATTAAAGGTTGGATATCTACCGAGCATGAAGACTTGTTAAGTGAGTTGTCATTTCCACAAGACAATCAAGCAGGTGAAGCACCTGCAACGCCAGCACCGACTGCACAAGCACCAGCACAACCTGAACAACCTGCCGCACAAACAGCACAAGCACCAGCACCTGCACCAGCAGAAACTGAAGAACCTGCTCCAGTAGCAGAAGCAAGTGATACTGTTGAAAAAGATGAGAAAGGTAACATCAAGAGCTGGAAACACGAAGGCGATTGGAAGAAAACTGATCCTAAGAAGAATCCAGAAGGCAAAGTACATAACTTAGCCGGACAAGCTCTTAAGCGTACTCTTGCTAATGCTAAGAAAGCAGGCGCAACTTTAGAAACAGCATTAGACTTTGGCCATGGCGTTAAGACAATCCAGGAAATTTTAGATGAATGCGGTATGGATCCAGCAGAAGTTGGTTTTGACGCACCAGCTGAACAAGGCTTACCAGCTATGTTAAAATACATCAGCGGCTTCTATAGCAAAGACGAAGGCAACTTCCCATTGGGCGGTATGCGTATTAAAATCAAAGTTAAGAAAGCGGCTGAAGATGGTGAGTTTGGTGATGTTAGTCCAGAAGAATTAGCCAAAGTATTGAGATTTATCGATTCCAAAGATCCAAGCAGTAATGAGCACAATCAAATTATGCGTTTGGCTGGAACTGGCAAATCACATAGCCATGGTCCTGACATTGCAAGTTTGGAGTCACAATTAGATCCATCTAAACTAGCTATGCCAGCATTTGTTGCGGAAACAAAAACCTACGCTGAAGAGCCAACACTTGCTCGTATTATCAGTTTATCACGTAGCTAACCATTTCGGCTAAAAAACTCACATTTCAGGCAAGATTTCTCTTGCAATACTAAATAAAAGTGCGTACAATAACATGTATGCACTTTTTGTTTATGTAGATCATAAACAATACAAGGCAAACAAAGGCATATTAAAGGAGAAATATTATGGCAACTTTGGCTGAAATTAGAGCAAAACTAAAGGCATCTGAATCAAAAGGTTCAGGAGAACGTACAGGCGGTGATAATTCAAT